AACGAGCCAAGATATGAAAGTGGTAGGTGAGCTTAGAAAGAAATACACTAACTTAGATTACCCTGGCACAAGCTGCGGTCCATGCGCTAAGAAATACGTGGATGATGTACAGCAGCAGTTAGCTGAGGAGCTAACTAAATTAGAGCAGCGTGAATCACTTATTGAATTAACTAACTTAGAGCTCACACCTGAGCGCCCAAAGAAACGAAAAGCTAAACGTAAAAAACTATGACACTATTAATGATCTACTTAGTAGGCTTCCTACTGCACACTGGCATACTCTGCCTAAACATTTACAGGCATCAGAGGCACCTATCTTCATTCCATTGGTATGCTTACATGGGTGTTATCTTTACAGGGCTTGTATGGCTTCCTTTTTGGGTATACATTACGGTACTACGTTTTCAACAGCAGAAATAGTTTTGCACAAATGAATGTCGTAACATTTTTACGTATAGATTTGTTACAGGGTGAGAATAAAGCTATTTATTGATTAAGGTTTTTTATACGCCCTGGAGATGGACTCACCTACACATCTTTGGGGCTATATTTTTTTAACATGGGAAATACAAAGATTGCAAAGCTTAGATTTGAAGGTGGTCAATGGGTAGCATTTTGGAATGAAGATATGCATAGCCAATATGTTGATTTATCAGTAGACACTTCAAACATTAAAGAGAATGATACAGTAGAAATTGAATTAAGATTAGCTACTGTAGCATCAAATGACGAAAATAGATATAGAGCCTTTATAGTTTGATTAAAATAACTTACCTGAGTAAGTCAAAGCTCAGTAACCAATGACTACACTTGCAGAATACCAATGCTTGGATCGCACAAATACTCTTTTAAGAGTGAGGCAGTTTGTTTTTATGGGGAGCTTTTTCTTTTCTTTCTTTTTCTTTTTACCTTTTTTCTTTTTCTTTCTTTTCTTTTGTTGATGTTAATTCACTTAGCTAATAGCTATAGCTAATAAGCATAAGCTTTAAGCTAATAGCTCAAGCTTATTACACTAACTATAGTATTAAAGTTACTAATAATCTAAACTAACTAACTTATGAATGATAATAAGTATAACTTTTTGAGGGCTCAAGTCAAAATGTTTAATCCTACATTTACAGATAAAGAGATTGATAAGGAGTGCCAAAGAATACTAAATGAAGGAGAGGGAGGTGAGGATCCTGACTGCCTTTATTGTGGATCATAGATAGATGCTATAAATAACAACTGACTAATATGAAAGCTACTTTTACATTTGACTTTGATAACTTAGAAGATATTAATGACCATAGACTGCATACTAAAGCATTAGACTTAGCGCTATGCTTGAATGAGTTTAACACTCAGCTGTTATCTCAGCTTAAATACGATGAGCTATCAGGTAAAGAAAAGATAATACTCTCTAATGTTAATGAGTTACTACAAGACACTATGCAAGAGTATGGCATTAACTTAGATACTTTGCTTAGATGATATTAGTACCAGCACAGCTCGAATCAGTAGGCACACGAAAAGATAAGACTCTTAAACTTACATTTGGCACTAACGAGCTTACACCATCTCAGGCAGCTGAACTGTTCGGCACAGCCAATCAGTTCGGTTATCTTGCATTTAAAGATGAGAGCTTTAGAAGAGAAGAGCTGGATGCAGTAGAGAGTCTTAAATCAGAGTTAGAAGATACACTAAAGAAACCATCTCAGAGATTAAGGAACACAATGTTTAGAGTTTATGAGGCTGATAGTGAGGGATTTACTACCTTTGCGAAATACTATGACTCTAAGATGGAGCAGTTAATAACACACTTCAAGAACAAGTTAGCATGAGTGAGGAGCCTCAACACAAACTGACAATTAAAAAAGATGCTATGATTCAGGCGCTAACTAAGAGCTTAGGTAATGTATCAGAAGCTGCCTTAGCTGTAGGTATGTGCAGGGAAACTCATTACGCTTGGCTCAAAGATGATCCTGAGTATAGTGCTGCTGTAGCATCACTTAAGAATGTAGCACTTGACTTTGCAGAGTCGCAGCTTAAGAAGCTGATGGAGGGAGCAGAGCGCCAGGCATTAACTCACGATGGTGAGATAGTAACTATTAAAGATGCACCTAATACATCAGCAATTATCTTCTATCTTAAGACACAAGGCAAGGGCAGGGGATACATAGAACGCTCCGAGCTGAGCACTGAGATAAAGAGCATTAACATAACCATAGACGGTACAAATATTTAAGGTATGAGCGAGAAGATAATAAGCACTAAGTACAGTGATCAGACATTAGGCACCTATGTAGATTTCCTTAATGCCGGAACTGATAGCATCAGCCAAATTCAGGCAATAACAGGATTAAAGAGAGATGACATCAGGAAGATAGACATGGCTACTGTAGAGAAGATAGTAAGCTCTTACTCTAATGGCCTGCGCCAAGATGAGAAAGTATTTAAGCAGTTCATAGATATTGATGGTGTGAAGTTCGGCTTTCATCCTAACCTTAAATCTATGACCTTTGGAGAGTGGTTAGATCTATCTGAATTCAGCAAGAACTTTCCCCATCAGCTGCCTGAGCTCATGTGCATTCTCTATAGACCGGTAACAGCAGAGATAAATCTGCAGTATAAGATAGAGGAGTATGATAGTGATGTGCATCTTAAGTATGTGCCTCAGATGCGCAAGCTAAACTTAGCTAATGTGAATGCTGCGCTGCTTTTTTTTTCGACACTCAGAAACGATTTAGTGAGCAGTACACCCGAATATTTAGAGAAGGAGCTGGAGAAGCTGAAGAGGGAGATAACTCAGTTAGCCGAAGAGGTGAAACATTAGCATCAGTCTACCAATGGTGGCACGTGATTGAGGAGATGGCAGAGAGGGATGTAACTAAGTTCGATGCCATAACTAACACAAGAGCTACTACCATCTTTACCCATTTGACCTATGCCATGGACTACGCTAACAGCATGCAACAAAAGCTAACTTAAATTCCACTATAAGATATGAGCACAATCAATTACACATACAACGTAATAGTAGATAGGTTTAGACAGTTCGCAGCAGGGCACTTTCAGCTGAGAAGGTTTACGCATGGAGAGATAAGCCAAGCCGATTTAGAGAAGGAGGCAGAGTGGCCATGGATGCACGTTAAGCCTCGCGCTATTAACTACTCACCAGGCACAAGAGCTTTTAGCTTTGAGGTATTTATCTCTGATCTACCTCGCGACAAAGAAGATAAGACAAGCTACCAAGCGGAGAGCATTACCGACTGCTCACTTATCTTTCAGGACCTTATCAATGAGATTCATTTAGGCCACATGTTTGGTGATGATGTGCTGCTTACTCGCCCTGTTAACTCAGAGCCATTTGTAGAGCAGTACACCCATACGCTAACAGGGGTAACAGGAATAATAGAGCTTAACATGGATTACGATTGGAGCGCATGCTCTATCCCTGCAAGCTGGAATTACAACACTCCTACTAACACTCCTAACGATGGATTCGGAGCGCTGCAATTTATTGAGTCATTGATTCAAGATGGTGCCTTTGTAAGCTTAGTTAATGATGAAGAGACACCTGGCAATAGTTACTTCTATGGTACTAATGGCTCAGGAGTTAAGGGATGGTATGCAACTGAGGCAGGTGGATTAACCTGCGAGACCTTACCTGATTGCGCTGTAATCATAGGCATAGTAGATGACATCATAGCTCTGCAGACTGATGTAGCTCTAAAGGCTAACACTGCTGATTTAGGAGCTACAGCTTTTAGCAATAGCTATAATGACTTAGACAACCTTCCGACAATTCCCGCTGCTCAGGTTAATTCCGATTGGAATGCAGTTAGCGGAGTAGCTGAAATACTTAACAAGCCAACTATTCCAACAACTCTACCGCCAAGTGGCGCAGCAGGTGGAGACTTGCAAGGCACTTATCCTAATCCAACTGTACACCGAGTACACGGAGTAGATTTTCAAAGTGGTGCGCCTGCGGTTGACGATACTTGGATATACGTTAGCACTCCATTAGGTCCACAACCTTTTCAATGGCAACATAGTAAGTTAAAGACTTCGCAAGTACAAAACGATAGCACCGTAACAGGAACAAACGCAGACGATGCGCTTGAACATTTAGACAGCAGCAAAGTTCCAACAACGCGCACAATAAGCACGACAGCACCTTTAAGCGGTGGCGGTGATTTGTCAGCCAATAGAACGCTATCTATTCCGCAAGCGACAACAAGCGTTAACGGCTATCTAAGCGCAACGGATTGGACTACGTTCAACGGCAAGCAAAACGCTTTAGGATTCACCCCTGAAAACGCAGCAAACAAACAGAACTCGTTAGCAGTAGACGGAACAGGGGTTAAATTCCCAACTGTTGACGCTGTGAATAATCTTTCAATGATTGATAGAGGTAAAAGAGTAGTGTCTTTCTTTACTGATTTTATTGGTAACAGCGCGACTTTAGATGGTTTAGTAAATAGTCTTTCTGGTGGTACAATTTCTGCTACATCAATAAGTGGTGTACCACAGCTCACAAATCAAATAGGAGTTCATGCATACGCTACGGGAATAGTGGCAACTAATTTTGCTCAACATCTGAGTTCAGGCATTGTATCAATCTATTTAGGAAATGGCTCATGGATTTTTGAAACATCAATTAACTTATCTAATTTAAGTGACGGAACAAATAGATTTCGAACTATTCATGGCTTTGGTTCAAATTCAGCTAATACAGTTGAAACTGACGGAGTATTTTTCACATACGATGAAGGCGGAACTTTAAACGGAACGGCTGCCTCTCCAAACTGGCAATGTGTTACAGTAGCTAACTCAGTTCGCACACTTACAACTACATCAACGGCAGTAACTGCATCGGCTTGGAATAAGTTACGAATTGAAATCAATGCAGCAGGGACATCAGTTACATTTTACGTTAATGGTACAGCTATCGCAACGCATACAACTAACATTCCTTTAGGTAGCAATTCACGTTACTTGAATGTAAAACAAGGTCTTTACAAAGCAACTGGACTAACTTCAAGAACTATGTACGTTGACTATTTAGGCTACGAAAATATCCAAACAACACCAAGATGATACTAACAAAATACAGAATGATTACCGAGAACGGTTACATTGAAACGCTTAATAAACAAGAGGCTACTGAGTGGGGAAATTACACAACAGTAACAGAAGAGATACCTGAAGAGGCATGAGCATACTTGCTGAGCTGTTTGAACAGGGAGCATTATACGATGTGCTCTTAGATTTCGGTGAGTCCGTTACGGAGAGCGCACGCTCAAACATTCGCATCCAGCAGACACGCTACGGCAAGAAGCGCAAGGCTAACACTACAGGCACCTTAGCAGCTTCGCTATTTTACAGCGTAGATGTAACAGGCACGCTGCCATCTATTGGCTTTGATTCTACAGCTGACTACGCCAAGTGGGTGGAGTATGGTAGACAAGGTAAGGAGAGTAACTACAAAGGAATAGATACACGATTCGCAGCGAGTGCAGCTAAGCCTCCGGTAGAAGCTATCTTAACGTGGATGAATCTAAAGAAGATTAAGCTGAGAGCTATGGGTGAGACTGGCAAGATGACTAAGTTCGCTAAGAGCGCAGCTAACAAAGATGAGGATCAGCGCAGAAGAGTGGCTAACGCTATGGCAAAGAGCATTGAGAAAAAAGGTATTGCACCTCTCTACTATTTTAGAGATGCATACTTAGAGTGGCTACCTGATTACGCTCCTCAGCTGAACGCTGCCATGAGTGATGCAGTAAACATCTACATCTTAGGTCAAACGAGAAAACTAACTAACATTAAACCAGGTTAAATCATGGCAATTACAATACAACAACAGCCCTACATATTCACAGCTCTAAAGCAGAAGCTCATAGTAGTGGCTACATCTACCAACGTAGGGCAGCCTGGCTTTAGATATGTACTAACTGTTAGCAATGGCTCTACTACTAATATCTTTTACGTGCAGCCTAACTTATCCGGTGCTTTAGTATTTGACTTAAATCCTGTAGTTAGTCAAACCATGGATTTAGGAGTAAACAGCACTGATGCTGTAGCTTCTTTATTTGCATCCACAACGGTGCAAGCTGCTGCTACATCGCGTAATATTTTGGGCATTAGCACAATCATACAGGAAGGCTATGAGGTGCTTGGCTTATTTGAGGTGCAGGCTACTCAATATCCATTAGACGGCAGCGCTTTAATCAATGCAGCGTTTCAGATTAGTGATGGCTTTAATCCTGATCCTGCTGACTACTTCTCATTAGACTCAGCAGGGAGCTACATCATGAGTGATTTAGTTAGAAGCACCTATGCAATGGATGACATGCTGAGCCAATACTCATTAGGTGCTAACACGATAGGCATAACAGGCTTTAGTGATGACTATGGAGTGCTTACTCTTCCTGCAGATGATGGCTCAGTTTTAACAGGCAATGCAATAGATGATGTGCAGATACTGCAATTTGATGAGGCAGGAGCATTACTGCAGACTGACGTTTTAAATTGTATAATAGCAGCAGGCACTATTAACCACTTACCCCTACTGCCTGCTAACATAAATGATATATTTGGGTTAGATGCAGATTGGCATCACTACCTACTTAATTTTAGAAATGCAGGAGGCACAGCAACTGCACGATCAATAGCTGTATTTAAAGCAGATGATGAATGTAGATTCGATAAGATAAGATTAGGATGGACTAACAGTAGAGGTGGATGGGACTATTTCAATTTTACTAAACGTAGTGAGGATTCTTACTCAGTAGAAAGAAAGCGCTATAGAAAGGTAGTAGGTAACTACGGCACAGCCGATGCAGGCGAAGCATTTGGATTTAATACTTACGATAGAGGCCTAACTGAGCGCAGCCCATTTGTAGAAAAGATGATGCGTATCAGAACTGACTTCTTAACCGAAGGGCAATTTGAATACTTAAAGAATCTTATCTACTCCGAATCAGTCTACATGATTAATGCTAAAGGCTCAGCTACACCAGTGCTAATAGATAGCAATAACTACACTGCAATTAAGAGTAGAAGCTCACGTAAAACAGATTTAGAATTGATGTTAAAATTCAGTAACGATTACACAGCATGAGGCCAACAGTAATATTAACGGTTAAGGCAAGCAATAAAGTTGCTGTAGTAGTAGACCTTTACGAAAATGAGAGCATAAGCTACTCATCTAACTTTAATAGCGTTTCTGAGTTTACTACCAGGGGAGCTTTTTCAAGAGAGTTTAGAATACCTGCAACGAAGGCTAACGTAGATTTCTTTGGGCAGCAGTATGATGTTAATCTGCTTAATGATGACACTACTCAGATTAACGTATTACGCAAGATAGAGGCTACTCTTTCCGTAGATACCTTACCCATTGCGGAAGGGCACATACAATTTAAGCAGGCCATTACTCAGCAGGGTAAGATGCATGAATTTGTAATAGCATTTTTTGGTGAGACTGTAGACTTAGCTCGCAGCATTGGAGATAAGATGCTTAAAGAATTAGACTACACTGATTTGGCTCATGAGAATAGCTATGCCAATGTAAATCTAATTAATGATGGTACCTTATTTGGTGGAGCTATCTGCTACACGCTAACGGATAAGGGCCAAAATTGGAGTGAGGATAGCACGTTAGGTAGCAGAAGAGTATTTAGCTCAGTTAATCCTATCTATACGGGAGAGCTGACCTTAGCTGTTCAGGCCAAGTGGTTAATGGATAAGATAATAAGTGAGGCAGGCTTTACATGGAGCGGAGATACTATAGCTGCTGAGTTAGAGCAGATGTATGAGCCTTACATTACTAATCCTTTAATCATTGGAACTGTTACTGCAGATGAGGCTAAATTTAGTGCTCAATATAATTCTAATCAGTCAGTAACTATAAACACTCAAGGTAATAGTGGGCTTTATTATAAGCAGCTTATAAACTGGGTAGAGACATTAGATCCATCTAATAGCTTTGCTTCAAGTGTTTATACATCTCAAGCTAATTACTACTGCGATTTTGGAGTAAGCTTAGAGATTAATGTAAATACTGCAGGGTATTCATCTTTCTCAGTTCATACATACGATATAGTTTTAGGCATAACAAGAGGAGGTGTAGAAACTATTGTGCCTATCCCATTTGCTCAGAATGTAGGCCCTACTGAATTTGATTACGATCAGGCAGGCAACGTTTACATAGTTAGCCAAAATAACCCATTCACAGTCAATGCATCTACTAACTTGCTTTTAGAGATAGGAGATGAAGTAAGAGTATACATTTACGCTCACGCTGGCAGCTCGCAAGCTGTAACTATTAATGCAGGTAGCACAATAGGCATAACCTTTGCAAGCGGTGAAATTTATGGGCAAGCTGTTAGCATATCACGTAACGCACCTGAGCAAAAGCAAGTAGATTTCTTAAGAGATATTCTGAAGATGTTTAACGCTGTTCTTGTGCCTGATCCAAATATGCCTAACGCTGTTGAGATTATTCCAATGGTAGAGTATTTAGGTAGTGGAGCTGATTACGATTGGACAGGCAAGCTTGATTTATCTAAAGACATCGTGCTTACTCCTGCAGCTGATGTAAGAAAACGTTTACTCAAATGGAGCTATAAAGAGCAGGGAGATTTGTTTAATGCTAAGTATAAGAGCGGTGCTCAGAGAGTCTATGGAGAGCTTAGGTTAAATGATGCAGGCAATGACTTCAGCACAAGTGATTACACTGTTGAATTAACATTTGGCGCTTCACCCTGCGACTTAATACCTAACACTAATTACGTTATCCCTAAATACTTTAATGAGACTGGTGAGTTTATGGCACCTGGGCCTCGCATACTTTATAGAAGAGCATTTGAAGAAAGCGCTGTAGTTATGGTTTATGATGAGGTAGCTGAGGAGGCGAGCTTCACAGTTATTCCACTACTTAGCCACTACTCAGCTATACCAACAGAGATAGGCACAAATGACCTAAACTTCGGGCAGGAGATTCCTCCGCATCCAATAGAAGTAATGCCATTACACACGCTATTTGATAAATATTGGAGGCAGTATATTGCAGAGCTTTACGATTCAGAGCAGAAGATAATGGAAGCTTATTTTAAGCTATCAGTTACCGATGTATTTGGCTTAAAGTTTAACGATAAGATTTGGGTTAAGGATAGCTTTTGGAGAGTCATAGAGCTAACCGATTACATAGTAGCAGATGAGCAAGTAACTAAATGCAAGCTCATCCGCTTACTTGATATTGGAGCGCTATGCCAATACACACCGTCTACTATTAACGCAACTACAGGAGCTGTAGACTTCTTAGATTACGATGGAAATATAAGGAACGGATCACAAGAATGCTGCGAGTTTTACGGCTACACTTGGAACAGTGTTAAGGGCGCATGCTTTGCATCTACAGGCACGAATGGAACAGGCGGTATAATTACCTCACCTAACAACGTAGGCGGTAGCAATATCACTAACACAAGTGGTAATCAAAGAAGCGCTACCGGTATGGGTAACGTCAATAGAGCATCTATTGAGAATAATAACGAGCGCATTTTTGTTAGTGGCTTAGGTCATGGCATCAGCCCTAATAATAACTATAGCCAAGCGTTAGGATATCGCAACTTTATTAGGCCAAACTTAGAGGGCACTATGGTAGCAGGCAGATGGGCAGAGGCTGATGTAAGAGGGGTGCACTTTGGCGGTGGTACTTGGTGGGATGGTACATCAGACTTTGGAACAACTATACCAGGTAGATCACAGCATGGATTTATTCAGCTGATGGGGTTAGCTGAATTAAATGCTAATCCTACTAACATTCCACTATATTTAGACGGCATCAATGGAGGTGTAATAGAGAATCCTACTGAAAGCGTTTGGATGGCTAAGATTTATATTTCTATCATGGAATACTATTACGGTGTTACTGACTTTACCGGCAAGGTAGCAAGCCTTGAATATAGCGCTATGATTTGGAAAGATAAGACTACCCCTGCAGCATCTTCACCTATTTTAGTTAATCAGTTTAATAGCGGATTTGGGAGCAGCCTATTTGATTTGTACTTGCCTATAGTGAGTAACAAATTAGCACCATACATAACAGCTAAAGTAGTGGGCAAAACTGCAGTAGTTAGCGCTACTATTCAATACACCCAATCTAAATTCCAACGTACACCTATAATATGACAAATCCACAAAATGATATCATACTTAGTATGACTTTGCTAAGGTCGGGAGTGCAGGGTAAGAGCAAAGAATTTAAGCATGCAAGTGGCATCTATCATGCAAGGCTAAAGGTGTGGCAAATAAGAGCTATTAATTACACTATACTAATAGGGCTACTTAGCTTAATTACATACACAATTTATAGCGTAATATAATGGCTACACAAGAGATGATATTGAAGCTTTCGTTTGATGACGAAGGTACGTTCACAGGGTTAGAGGATATAAATCAAGAGATACAAAAAGTAGATGAATCTACGGTGCACTTAGAGAAATCCACTAAGACTCTTAAGGCGCAATATGCTGAATTAAAGAAGCAGCAGGATCAGACTGAGTTAGGTAGTGAGAAATTTAACGAGCTGTCCATTAAAATGGGTGAGCTTAAGGATAGAATGAATGATGCAGCGGAAGCTGTTAAAGGTAATACAGGTCCTGCTATCGAAGGTATGAGTAATACTTTCGGCATCATGGGTGAGCAGCTTTCTAACTTAGACTTTGAAGGGTTAACACAATCTATCCAAACCTTTAGCGGAAATCTTGCACGTATAGATACCAAGGCTTTATCAGGTGGATTAAAAGCTGCTTTTCAAGCCGGAGTAGCAGGCTTAAAAGCATTAGGTAAAGCAGTATTAGCTAATCCTATTTTACTTTTAGTGGCTGTAATTGTTGGAATTATTGCATACTGGGAAGAGCTTACCGATTTAGTTAGTGGTAAGAGTAAAATGGTGGAGGGTTTAAAGCAGCAGGCTGAGACTTTGAAAGCTCAAGAGCAATCACTAACCAGACAGCTGGCATTACAGAAAGCTTTAGGTGCAGGAGCTGCTCAGATGCTACGCACTGAGTTAGATATTTTAAAGAATAAGCAAGCTCAAGCTGAGACAGCAATGAAGTTAGCCTATGCCGAGAAGGATAGAGCAGCATTTTTAGAGGCACAGCAATCGCAGTTACAAGCTATTAATGAGCTTGAGTTAAGAAAGGTTAAGATTAACACTGATGCACAAGCACTCTTAGATAAGATTCGTGCAGGCACTGATGATCAGTATAACAAACAGCTTTTACAAAATCAGGCATTTAGCGAATACAAAGCACGTACTGAGGAGCTTAGTGTATTGCAGCAATTAAATAACGAAAGAGCAGCTCAGCTAAACAACGAGATAGCTGCTGCACGTAGAGCTGGTAACAATGCTTTAGCCGATGATTTAGTTTTACAAAGAGAATCTTTAAAGCTTCAAAACATTAGCCTGCAAGCTAACAAAGATGAGATTTGGAATGCAGGAGAGGCAGCTAAATCTGAGGTAAAGACAGAGAAAGAACTTGAGGCCATTGCTAAAGCTAAGGCAGCGCAAGCTGAGAGAAAGGCTAAGGCAGATGCTGAGAGCAAGAGAATAAGAGATGAGGCTGTAGCAGTAGATAAAGAGATAACAGCCATAGAAAAAGCTTTAGCTGATAGCAAAAAGACTGAGCAAAAGAGAGAGATAGATGATTTACTCGCTGCTCAGAAAGTAAGAGAGGATGCCTATAAAGCAGATAAGAGAAGTGCTGAAGATATGCGCTCTTTAAATATTGCTCATTCTATGGAGATGCAGCTATTACTTGAGAAGTATAAGAAGATAAATCAAGATGCAGCGGATGTAGATAAAGCTAAAGAAACAGAAGCAGCAGCTGAGAGATTAGCAGCAAAGCAATTAGAGCTAATAGAATTGCAGGCTGTTATAGATGCAGCAGACGAAGGAAATTTTCAAGCAGGATTAAGCAAGCAAGAGCAAGAGCTTATGGCTCAGCAAGATTACTACTTTCAACTTAAGACTCAGGCAGAGGCAGCAGGCTTAGATACAGCTGCATTAGTAGAAGAGCAGGCACGTAAAGAGAATGAGATTAAAGAAAAGTATAGAAAGGAAGATGCAGAGAAACGTATGGCTAACATTCAGGCAGGCTTTGAGATGGCCTCACTTGGATTAGATGCTTTAATGAGTTTAAATGATGCAGCTGCTAAAGGAGATGAGGCAAGCCAGCGCAAGACTTTTGAGAGAAACAAGTTAATGCAGAAAGCGCAAGCTACCATAGCAATGGCAAGCGGAATAGTTCAACAGTTAGCTGTACCTCAAGATCAGTTAACAGGTATGAACTTCGTTAAAGCAGCAGCAGTAGCAGCAGCAGGTATAGCTAACATAGTTAAGATTAATCAAACTCAATTCGGAGGCG